GCCGCGCCTCAGTTGCCTGAAGCTTGCGCGTGTCGTGTGGGAGCGTGTGCCATGTCATGTAAGACATTTTATATTTAAAAAAAATTGTTTGCAATCCCTCCGTGACCGTGACCGGGCGGCGCAGGGCCCTGCCCCCCCCCCCTTGAGCTTGGCAATAGCTACATGACCTTGGCAATACTCCCATGAATTGCCGCGCTTAAGTTGCTAGAGCTTAACAATAGCCCCATGAATTGTCATGTTTATGTTGCAACACAAGCACAGCTATACAACATGACCTTAGCAATTACTACATGACCTAGGCAATAGCTATTGTGCTGGTTAAGCTGCAACATAAGCAAAGCAATAGAGCCTGGGGCTTAGGCGTCTTAGGCTAGTAGCAAGCAAGTCAGTCAGCGCGTTGTGCGCGCCTAGTGGCGTTATGGCATTAGGCGTCTTAGGCTATGGGCGAGCGATAGCCTAAGACGCCTAATAAACCTAGGTGACGCGCCTGGATGCGTGGGGCGGCAATGGCACTTAGTCACTTTAGGCATATTAGGCGCGGGGAAAAAATCGCTGCCAAAACGGGAAACGTCGCGGGTCAAGTCACGGCCTACAATTCTATTCTACAGTATATATATGTAAATTATAATCTTCTAAACGTATATCCTACCAATAACCTAAAAAGCCAAACAACCCGCAATTCTAGGCAATTCGCCGCAATTCGAGCGCCTAATCACGCGACTAACAGACGACCAAAAAACAGCCTAAAAACTATTTTCGCTAATCTGCAAGAAAAAGCTTTACAGACTGTTTGGCATATGCGAGGGTTAGTCATCGAAACGGCGCAGAGACGCCAAACACGGAGTCGGACAAATGATAGCTTACTTTCATAAGGCGCGCGGCAAGGGAAACTTCGAACTGACCATCTGCGCTCAGCCTTGCAACGGCGCAGAATTCCAAGCTGGCGAGCGCATCGCAGTCAGCGGCAAGCGTGAAGCTCTCGCCATCTGCAAGGCGCGCGGTATCAAGCCTTGGAACTTTTGACTCTCTGAAATGCGGGCGCCCACGGGCGCCCTTATTCCAGAGCGCCAATAAAGAGCGCCGAACGCGAAGGACAAACACAATGCGAAACCGTATCTTCTCAGTCGATAATCCCAAAGCGGCGAAAGCTCAGTCGTTTGGATGGCTAAACGGAATCCATTACATGGCGCCCGCGCGCCTTGCTGGCGTAGGCAATCTCTGCGGCAACGCGTCACCGGGTTGCATCAATTTGTGCCTTGGCGAGCATTCAGGCGCCGCCGTCTATTATCCCTCGGTTATCCAGTCTCGCATTGCCAAGGCGCGCCGCTTCATGAAACAGCGCAAGGCGTATATGCGCGATATGTGGCGTGCGATACAATCCGCAATGCGCCAAGCCCTCAAGGGCGCGCTTAAGCTTTGCATTCGCCCGAATGGTTCAACTGATATCGCATGGGAAGCAATCCGCGACGAGAGCGGCGCGACCATGATGGAAACCTTCCCAACCGTGCAATTTACGGATTACACCAAATCATTCAAGCGCGCGCTTGCCCATGCGCAAGGCAAATTTCCCGCAAATTATCATCTGACTTTCTCACATTCGGAAGTGAATGAGGCGCAATGCGTGCAAATACTGCAATCCGGCGGTAACGTTGCCGTAGTGTTCGCCAATGCGTTCCCCGCAATGTGGAATGGTTTCCCCACGATTAACGGCGATGAACACGATTTGCGTCACTTGGACCCCCGTGGCGTAGTCGTGGCGCTGAGCCCTAAGGGTAATAAAGCCAAGCGCGACACAAGCGGCTTCGTGGTTCGCTGACTCGCCGCATGGGGCTTGCCAAGGTAAGCCCCATACTGTAAAACAATTCAGTACAACAAAGGAAACGGAATCATGAACAACCCCGGCTTCTACGTTTATCAAGGTTCATCCGGTGACTGGTATATTGATTGCCTCACAAGCGCGCGCGAGCGCATTGGGCGCGATCTGATTCGCAAAACTGACGGCGTATGGTCCACCAAACAAGCCGCATGGGATGCCTTGGATCTCGCCCTTGGCGTCATCACGCCGGGCGAATGGGCATACCATGAAGACATCCGCCGTCACCCTTACTATGACGGCGGCACGCCCCGCCGGTCGTGGGCGCAACTAGACGACCACGCTAAGGCCTCATGGGAACGCAACCCCACGCCCCGCGAATGGAAGCAAGCCGCTTCATGCGCGTGACGCCCATACGCCCCATCGCCCCCACGGCGCGCAACCCTGCGCGTCGCCCCCCGCCCCTCCCGCAACGGAACCTGTCCAATGCTAGCCGTGCTCGAACTGATCCTAACCCTAATATCGTTCCTAATCGTGGGCGCGCTCATCGCCTTGGCGTTCATATAAATATTGAGGTCTGACAATGGCAAAACGCAAAACGACCATCGCCGACCCCCACGCCGATCAGAAAACGAAACCCTATCCGACCCTCGCCGGGCTGGACCGTTACAGGCGCGCGCCCGATCCCGACCGCCGCGCGTACGGCCAAGCCGTCATGGCCGCCATCCGCGCCCTGCAAACTCGCGAACTGGCGCGCGAGCTGCCCTCGCACCCGTGCCCGTGCGCGTCCGGCGTGTGGGAGAGCGATGGACGCAAGATCCTCGCCGCTGTGCGGCAACAGAACCGGAGGGGCTGAGATGCTGACCACCACAACCCACGCCGACGCGACGCGCACCGTGACCTACTACGGGCGCTTGTTAGGTCACTACGCCGCCGTCCGCTACAAGCGCACTCACGCCCGCGCATGGCGCTGCGTGACCGTCCTGGGCGCGCTGGGCTACGTTAAGAACGAAACGGACGCCCGGCGCTGGCTCATGGAGATGGTCCCATGAGCGTCGACTACTTCCTGGCCCTGTCAGACCACTACAAGGCCGTGCGGGCGCGGCTCAACGCCGGACCACCGCGCGCCCCGGTCGCCATCGCGCCACCCCCGCCGCCTGAACCGGAACCTGAGCCGGAGCCCGACCCGCCCGAACTGCCTCCGGCGTCGTTTCAATACACCATGTCCGCCGCCAGGCGCATCGCCCGCGCCGCGCTCGTGCCCCACGGCATGACCTGGACGGACGCCATGAGCCCCGCCCGCACCCTGCCCTACACAGCCGCGCGCGCCGCCGTCTACAAGGCCCTACGTAAGCATGGATGGTCGCTCATGAAGATCGCGATCTTCTGCAACCGCGACCACACGACCATCATGAACGCCCTACACCCAAAGAAGGACCGTAAAAAATGAGCAACGCAAAATGGATGACCGAAGCTAAATGGCAACCGATTAAGACCGCGCCCAAGGGCTACATGACCAACGATTATTTACCGCCGGAAATTTTGGTTGCGTTAAGCCTTCCAGATAACAGTTATTATGCAGCGGTTGCGGAGTGGCACGACGACCATTTTGCCTACTGGTGCGCTGAGACTGAACGTTACGACCGACTAGGGTTTGAACCCACCTATTGGATGCCATTGCCGCCCGCACCGCCAGTTATGAAATCAAAGAAGGACCGAACCAAATGAGCATTACAGACCAGATCCTATCCGACCGCGAACAGACCCACGGGCTATTCCGTGAGGTCGCGGGCTACTCGCAGGCAATCAAGCAACTCATGCGGACGTCGCGCAATTGGAACCGGCTGGACGTGGCGCAGGCGCAGGCGCTGGAGGTGGTCGCCGACAAGGTCGCGCGCATCCTGTGCGGCGACCCTAGCTTTCTGGACCATTGGCAAGACGGTGCGGGTTACTTCGAACTGGTGGTGCGCGACCTGGCGCAGGCGCAGGCGCAGGCGCCCGTCACCCGCGAGGTGTCCATGCCCCGCGCGACCATGCCCGATCGGCTAGGTGATGAGCCACTGGACGCGCCCGCCTTCCTGACGGAGGGCAAGCCATGATGCTGCAACTGAACCCGACCATGCCCCTCACCACGCCACTGGGGCGGGCGCTGGCGCACTTCCTGATCGACAACGGCGACGAACATCACCTGCTATGGGTGTGCATCCAGGACGACACTGGCGAGATCTGGGTCTGGCCTAACCCTGACGTGCGCGGGCGCAACAACCCGACAATGGGGAGAAAGCTAGATGACTGATCGTATGAAAAAAATGGTGGACGGGTCGCTGCCAAACGGCACGCTAATCCGGGCGTGTGAGGGCACGTTTGATTACTTGGAAAAGCAAGACGACCGCATTGCGAAGCTGGAGGCGGCGCTGCGGGATTTGTCTGATGGGCGGGAATGCTGCCCCGTGTCGCAAGCAATGCGGCGTGTCGCCCGCAAAGCACTGGACGCAGAATAATCCTTTACACCATCGCGCTGACGTGCGATGGTCCACCGTCAACAAGGGGAGACTACAATGGCATTCCAGATCGACGTAAACGAACACGATGCAATCGCATATGTGAAGATCCAGATCGCGGGCAAAGCAATCCATGAGGCGGCGCTGTTGGCCTACTATTGCGATGGGCGGCGCAAGCAACAATTTCATGAAGAAATGGAACATGAGATTGAAGAATTGCTTTGCTTGTTGGGCGTAGACGACCGCTCCACTGCCCGCGCGCTGAGCAACCAGGTTGAGGTGTTGGAATATCAGATCGAAAACCTGCGGGCGGCTTTGCGCGT